ATAAGATTCAGCTACACCATTAGAACCAGGAATACGGATTGTATTACGGATCTTGTCATCATAGAAGTCATCAACTTCTAGTTTCACTGTTACACCATTCGGTGCCATATACTCAGTGAATTGGAATCCTGCTTTGAAAGCATTTTCATGCAATTCAGAAGTAGTTTTTCCGATAGCAGAAGGGCCAGTTCCAGTTTGAGTTACATGTGCACTCCATCCAGAAGTAGTTTGAAGTACTGCTTTATGAAATTCTGCAGCTCCTCTTTCACCAGTTCTAAGGATAAATACCCTTTTATCAAACCCTAATTTACCTTCAGACAATCCGAATAAAATTTCTTCTAACATCTCAATAGAGAATTCATTATAGAAGAATGTATTAGATTGCTCCATTTGCTCACGGATACCTGAACCAATTTTGATTGCTCTACCAGATACATCAAAGTTATGGTATTCACCATCTGCTGATCTGTTAGACTTACCATACATCAACGCTTTGTTTTTGTATAGTGAGAATTCTTGTTCTACCAACCAATCTTCGTAAAGAGCCAGAGTATTAAATACTCTTTGGTTACCAGCTTTATCAATTACAGGAATACCCATAACTACTTTTTTACCAGTAGCATCACCAGGAAGTTTATGGTCAATTCTGATAGTAGTAAGCTCACCTCTCATAGAGATTGGAGTTACTCTTCTCACACCACCTACTTCTCTAGATAGTCCTTTTCCTACAGGAGCATATTCTTCAGTGAATTTTTTACCGGCCACTAATTCTGAACCTGGCATACCATCACGATTGGAACCAGCCATCTCACATGTATGAACCATGTTAGAACCCTCTGGTACACCATCGTCTAGTAAACGAATAGGATATACTTCATTTTTTTCTCCAGTAACAATCTCTCCTTTGAAGAACCATTGTTCTTTGAATACTAATTCAAAAGTTGAAGTACCGGCACCAATGTTATTGTCACCAGATCCTACTACAGAACCTTTGTATCTAGCTTCTACTAAAGAAATATTTCTACGGCTAGAACCAATAAGTTCCCAATAGAATTCGTTATCATTCTCTACCCACTTGGTATCGAATTTAGCAAGCATATTTTCAAGAGACTTTCCTCTATGAATAGCAAGCAATTTAATCATCGAGCTATTAATCTTTGTAGGAGCCACTTTCCAGATTGCACCTAACGTGTTTTCTGGATTAATCATTCCTGCAAACGCTTTAGCGTCGGTTACTTGAAATTTACCTAATTGCATTATTTAATTTATTTAAAGGTGTTAATATTTATTCAAATTTTAAATCCTTTAGGTCTGCCAATGTAAATGAATCATCATTTCCACTGCTACTATCACCATCTCCTTCTTCACCGAAGCTTGAGCCTTGTAGTAGTTGTTCAAAGTTTTTATTAGTTTCATTTACCTTACCTTGTGTAAAGAGAGAAAAGTCTGTTAAACCTTTCGTTAAGTGAAACAATGTTTCTAACTTTATCCTTGAACCTATTGGATCTTGTTTTTGTGCGCGAATAAACGCATTTTCTTTATTACCTAAATCAGTAGTGATTTGCTTGTATATAGCATCTCTTTGTTGAGAGTCTAATTTTACTCCAGGCAAAATCTCTTCATCTTTATCTATAAGTGATTTAATATCAGTTATATCTTTCTGTTCTTTCTTTTCAGCAGCATTGATCTTATCAGTATATAAGCCTTCTTCTCTTGTAATTATTTTATCAAGAGCAAACTTAGCGTCTTCTACGCCAGTTCCAGCATCTATACTTCTCTGAGCCATTACATCAGCTCTTGTCTTATCATACCCATTATTGATGAAATCCTGTATCATGACATCCTTACGGAATTTATCATTCTCAGGTTTTGCAATCCAATCAGGTGAAATAGACTTGAGTTTTCCTATGGTATCTAACTGTTCTGCAGTTTCTCCTGCATCTAGTCCAAGATTCATAGCCTTTTCAATGGCTTGTTGCTTACTGTTTAATCTGCCACTAACTTCAGCTTTAATAGCATCGTTAATGTCATCCAGAGATTTAATCTCTGTTTTTGTAAGGTCAAGGTTCGGTAAAACTCCTTTAGATTTAAGTTGTGCAGCTAAAGAAGAGAACATTTTACTGTTCCCAGTTTGAGGAGAGGAAGAATTACTGCTGTTATCATCTGCAGTTTTACCGTCCTTACCTTGACTATCTTTTTCTGAAGCTACGCTCTCTGGGTCTTTAATAATTATATTACCCTCACTGTCAGTAGTTTTTTTATTTGGATCTTCTATATTAGGAGTTGATCCATCTCCTTTATCTTTAGTTTTGAATACGTCGAACACATCGTTCGCATCATCAAATTTAAGATCACTTAAGTTTAATTCTTCTAATCCTTCCATTATGTTTATTTTAATTCTCCGTGACAAAAGTACTAAATAAGTTATGATGCTCACAAATGAGGCTTATAGCTATTTCTTATCTTTTTGTACGTCTTCCATTACTAATTCATCAATTTCGTGCTCATTTTCCACAATCATGATCGTTGTCTTCTTAGGTAAAAGCTTTAATATCTCTTCTAATGTGTCTTTACTATGTAACACATCTAAGTGACTATCTCTATTCACGTAACCTAAGTCATCTCCCACTAAGATACATCCTCTTGTATCTAAATAAGTATTTCCGGAGTGTACAAGAATAAATGATCTATTCTCAACATCCTTAATAAATAGATGATCTCCAAATTTCTTAGACCATCTCTTAATCAATTCATAGTTTCCTGCTGGAATCCTTGATTTGTTTCTTATATTCTTTAATGATGGTAATTCTAATGCCCAACATTTAAACTGAATTCTATCAGCTTCGTTAACAATATAAAATGTTCCTAACGTCTGTACTAAATCAGCATTCTGCCTTTCTAGTATTACTTTGTAATTATCCTCTCCTTTCATTACTATAATCTTTGTTTATATTCCCCGATAATTGTTTGTGCCTTCTCATACCCACGGGATCCAAAGTATGCAAAGTATACTGATATTAATAAAACCTTTAATAAACTTATCCATTCTTCTGCAACCTCAAATGAATCTACATAAGAATCTAAGTACATTGCAACTAAAAACGCTATTGTAAGTGTTATTAATGTCCAAGGTCTCACATTCTTACTAATCCAGTTATCAGATTTCATGTCTGCCTGCCACCTTTTAGTGATAGAATCCATTTCCTCTATATCTAATTCAATAAGTTTTAATGCTGTTTCTCTTTGAGCTGTACCCATCCATCCTTGATCAGGTAGTACACCACCAACCAAGTTCATTATGTTTTGAAAGGTGCTTCCATCACCTTGACCCTTTAAGAACTTACCTACTTTAGTTTCAGCAAATTTCTTTTTAGGTTTTCTCTCTTTTTTCCCCATATTTCTAATTTTTGAATATCTTCCTAATATTCGTTAGTATTTTAGTAATTTTTTTTAGTGGGTTGTTACCTGTTACTTCTTCTATGTTTTCGAATATACTATACACCTCTATAAGACAGGCTAATGCTATTCCTATTTGTGCAAATGACCAACTTAGTTGGAATATATGAAACTTAATTCCAGGAAAGAAAAGTGCTTCCATGATAGCTAGAATCAATATTCCAATACCATATTCATAAGACTTCTTCCATGTTACTCTAAATCCTTGAGATGTTATTGATTTCCAAAATCTTAGTTTTAAAGGATTTGCTTGTATTTTTTTCTTCTTTAAGGACTTGTAAGCCCCTGTAATTAAATCTATAATAATTAGTATTAATAATCCAATTAAAGCTTGTTGAGAGTTAGTTATCACTGTTAGTATAGGGGTAAGGGTTAATAATATCTTCTTATCTAATGATAAGGTTGCGAAAAATGATAATACTGCCTTCATGCTTAGTTGATTAATTCCTATTAAATATTGAGGCATGACTTTAATTTAAAATATGTTTCTGCAAATATAGTAAAAAATATTGAAATAGTAATTATTATGCTTATAGCTAAATAATAAAAGAGAGGGCTATTAAACCCCCTCGTTATCCTAATACTCATACCCCTAAAAATATTAGGAAAATTATTACAAAGGTAGTAAAAAAAAATTAAACTTTATACAAAATCTATAATTATGAGAGTTTAGTTATAATTAACCTAGCTCCTATCTGATGTTTCCAGTCTTTGTCTGTACTAGAATCAGATTGTCCAATGATAGTAATTTCATCACCACTTAATAAAGATAGGATTCTACCAAAAGAAAAAGAGTGACACATATTGTCATCAGCTATCAACACACAACCAATAGCTTCGCCTGATGAACCATTAAGTCCAATCCAGAAGTTATATGTGTAATCTCTCTTAAAGATTGCTGAACCTTCATATTGGATATTATAGTGACCATTTGAAGGTATTGTGATCTTATTACTAGCAGCGAATGGCACAAGTCCATTATATAGACCAATAACACTAAACTCTATCACTTCATCTGTATTCTTAAGCTTCTGAGTTCCTTGAACATCATTATAAAGCTCAGCATATTGTTGACCTCCAGGAATGTTATAATCACCATTACCATCTAAAAATTTGAACACCCCTTGATTAGTTTTAAGTCTAACCCCATTAATATCTGTGTCTGTTAAATCATCGCCATCTCTATCTGCTTTACCTGATATATCAACTCCGTTATCATCAACATACTTCTTAGTGGCAGGTTCATAATCTGCATCTGGTGTGAAAGCGTCTGTATTATCTAATTCTAATACATTAGACTTATCAGCTTTACCACTTAAATCTTGATCACCTGTGTTAGTTCCTGATTGGTTATCTAACTTTGTTTTATCACCATCGACAAATTCTCCTTCAGTTAATACATCTTGCTTACCACTTATGTCTTGTGGAGGTTGTGCTCCGCTAGTTATTCCATCTAGCTTTGTTTTATCTCCATCAATAAATTCTCCTTCTGCAAGTACATCTTGCTTTCCACTAATATCTTGAGGCCCCGGATATGATACTTTAGCAGTGTTTAAATCAACTTCATCCTGTATGTCAGTATCGTCATAAACTGTGTCAATGAACACGGCTCCTGCTGGAACTGCAGTCTCTACAAGTGGGTGAGCTATATTGGATACTTTAGCGGTATTAGCTGCTACTGCAGAGTTATTGCTAACTTCAGTATCAAAATCAGTCACATCAGATGATGGGTGAGTATGTGATGCTGAAGTTTGTGGATCTGCTAATAGGCCACTTAAATCAGTAACATCAATTTCATCTGCCCCGCCATCTTCATGAGTATCTGCGTGGAGACCTGTTCCTCCACCAAGTCCTGCTAACTTAGTTCTTTCGGCTGCAGTCATTTTCTTTTCTCCTGTAGTTTCATCTATATCAGATAAATCTATGTCTTTTTCTGAATATGGCCATCTAATAGCAGATAACCACGCAACAAATCTTATTGGAAAAGATTCTCCTAAAATTACATCTGCCGGAATTGTTGCTCCTATCAAATTAGTTGGACTTCCATCTACGGTAGCTATGGTTGTTTTATATAATACCATAAGTGTAGTTGGTATTGGAGATTCTAAAACAATCTCATTTATACCAGCCACTGAGGTAAAGTAAAGATATGGATCATCACTTGTTCCAAATAAGTCAAAAGTATTATCACCATTATTAGCTTGGGTTCTAAATTTCATAGGCTTACCAGCATCTTGTAGTTTAATCCTTATAGTTCTCGTTATAACGTCTTCTGTGCCTATTGAGTTTATCTCTACGCTGGCTAATGGGTTTACTTCTGAATCCAATGGAAATATAACTGAATCAAATTCTGGCCCAAGTACTGGTAGAATAGGATGTGAAGATCCTGCAGAAGTAAATGGTATCTTTAGCTTTAAAGACTCTTCTTCAGCTATTGCATCAACAGTATTTAACCCTGAACCAAATGCTTTTAGAACAACTCTTTGTGATAAAAATAATGAAGCTCCAGATGTTTCAAATTCTGGTGCTGTCATCTTAATTGAGGCAACTATAGTCTCTATGTCTCCTGATGCTAATAATGCTATTACTTCAGCTTCAGTTAAACCATCGTCTACTCCTCCTCCTTCGATAGGGTTATTGTCTGTGTCATAAAAGAAAAATTGCTTTGTGTCTACTGCTACATAGATGCTTCCTTCTCCTAGTTTAGAAGGCATATCATTTAGCCTTCCGAAATACTGTCTTGTTGTGTGTACATATCCCATTACTTTAAAATTTAAAAATTACGGGGTATGAATCTTGTTATACGGGGTATGTTTATTACACAAAAAAACCCATACAATCTCCTAAGAGTTTGTACGGGGTACTAATATGTTATTTATTATCTTACTTCTTAGCTACAGGGGCAGGTTTATTTGCCGCCTTCTTTTTAATAATTAGCTCTTTCTCTTTTATTCCTAAATTATCCTTATGTTTAGACATATCATTATCTAAACCTTGTTGTTTAATATTAAGTTCTTTTGAGAACTTTTCGAAGTCTTTATCATCTTCGTTAGTTTCTGGAGATTCAATACCTTGTTCTTCATTACCTATCTTAAGTCTATCAGTTGCATCCTTAAGTTCAGCAATGTAACGTTTAGTATCATCTTCCTTATTAGTCTTATCAACATCAATTTGACGTTCAGCTTCTTCTGTTGCAGCTTGTTGTTGTGCAGCAGCTTGTTGAGCTTTCATTTCAGCTTCAGCTTGCTGACTTTGTCTTTGATGCATATCAGACTCATCTTTCTCAATCATTCTCTGAACCTCTCTCAATGATGGAGAATTATAAATCTTCATAGCAGTAGAGAATGAGATCATTTGATTTTGAAGTCCTAATTGAACCATACCATCTAATTTTTGTTCCATTTGATTAATGGCATCATCATTAGATACTTGTAGTCCATATTCTTCTTCAGCAAATTCATCTCCATCTACTTCCATTACTTGACGAGTATAATCATCAGCAATGTATTGAAATTTAACACTTTTACCTTTCATTGCATGTTTAGCTGTTTCCAGTAAAATTTGAAAACATCTTTTCTTGCAATAGTCATGCATTGTGAATAATTCCTCAGTAATGTGGTTAGATTGTGATACAGCACGTTCGACACCTCCGACAGTCTCCCTATTCTCGACTTGCCCTAATCTTTGTCTTGATACGCCTGTTATCTCATCCATTTGAGCTTTAGCAAATTCCATCATCTCAATATGAGTTTGAATGAAATCTCCTACTTTCTGATCTAGTACTTTACCGGTTGTATTTCCTACAGCTCCAGCAAGTTTACCTTTTGCCATTCCTCTTTGACCCTCTTTAAATGAATCAACAACACCTATACCTGCTTTACGCGCAAAGTATAACCATTTAGTTAGATTCCATCCTTTAGGTATCTTAGCAACATCTACTTCCATAATAGATCCTAAGTACTTAGCTAATGCTTCATTAACTCTGTACCAAGATATGTCATAAAGATATTGGAATGGTTTAGCTCTATCTAACATAGATACAGCTCTTCTATCATTTGTATTGTAGATCTGACCAACAACTCCAGAAGAATTAAAACTTGGTTGACCTATTTTATTGTATTGTATTTCTCTTGGTTTAATTTGAAGGTAAATATCTTCTCCAATCTTAACACCTTTCCACCATTGATTTACCCAGAATTCTTTTGCTACTTCTCCTTTATCCTTATTTATAATATAATCTTCTGATCTAAATTTAGTAGCTAATCCTCCATTTCCATCTGGAAAGCTTATCTTAAGTATTTTCTTTTTAGATTTCCAAAGCATTCTAAGGACTCTAATATTACCATCAGAATCATAATAACTACTTCTTGCTCCATGGCCATCATAGACTCCTGAAGCATCTAGGAAAGCATTAATACTTTCTCTTTCAAGTATTTCAAATCCAGCTACATCATCTATTGCTTCAGATACACCATCTGAATTAATGTTACCAATAGTACCACTATATTCTTCAAGTTTCTTAACATCAAGTTTCTTCATGTCTTCGTAATAGTGATCCTGTATCTTACCAGGACTCCAATAGTCATCAAGAACAATAACGTCAGCATCTTCCATTCTATTAGAAGATCCGGAACGTAATGTGAATACTTTATTTGTATTTAATTTTTCGAATGTTACTTCTCCATTAACAACATCAAACATATAAGCTTCTTCTCCAGCAATAAGAGCTTCTTTGAATCCTTGTTGGAATTTAAACTTCATATCAAGCTTTTCAATATAATTCCTCATAATTACATTAGCTCTTTTCTCACGAACGTCTAAATAATCAAAGTTAATATACTGAGAATAAGACTCTAATTCTTTCGCTACCTCTTCTTCTGGTAATTTAGACATTAAAAGTTCTTGTAGTTTTTGATCAAGCATTCTCTTCTTATCCTTTATTACCATGGAAATGGTATTAGGATTCATCAATTGTACACTCCAATCAAATTTTCTTCTCTTCTCTTCACCAACCAGTACGTTGATACGTGGAGTTATAATAGGATAATGCTGTACTGCATCTGGTATGAAATACTTTTCTAATCCACCAGGATTAAGAACAAGTTTCATATCTGCTATATCAAGTACGCCATCATATAGTCCAAAGTTAACTTTCTTATCTCTAAACCTTTTTCTTACTTGAGCGTTATTTAAATGACTATTTCTGTCAGCCCAGTCAAGATGCTGTTTTCTCCATGCTTTACCTTTCTTACTCATAGGTAAGACTTGTGCGGGAAAATTTTTATTAATTGCCAGTTTCGACATATTGTATTCTTTAGGTATTAATTTTTACAAAATTAATGATTTTTTTTTAAATATCAAAATCACTTATAGCTCTTTCAGGGTTTTCTGACACAGGATCGTCTATCCCAATGTACCATGGTTCGTTTCCTTTATCATTACCATCAAGACTTCCCATAGCGTTATTCCAGTTAAGGTCTATAAATTCATCTCCTACTAAAGAAGGAGCTTCACTCTCTCCTTCTTCTTATTTCTCAGTAATCTTCGCTCTATCCTCTCTGAGGATCATCACCATATCCATTGCTGAACATCTGTCAAAGTTGCCATCTGGTGTCCAGGCGATTGCCTCCTTGATGTAACCTATACTTCTGATTCTCTTTAAATTAGGAATGTACTGCGTTACCACCCCGTCTGGGTGGTTCTCGTCTATTACGTCTATCTCTATCTGCTTCAACATCCAACTTCGTTGGAGTGTCTTTCCTAGTTTAATAACTTCCGTTGTTGTTCTTGTCCCTTTACTTCTATTACCATGCATTACTGATTTTACTATATCCATGTCACGCAGGATCTCAGGTGTATCACACAAGAGGTGTAAAGCATTCTTATTGTTAAAATAAAAGAATAATCCTTTAAGGTTATTCTCATAGTTAGCAACGCCGTTATAGAAGCTTGTTAGTCTTAAACAAATTTCATAGAATTCATCTGCTAATACAGGTCTTCCTGAATACTCAGCAACTATCTTTTCTGTCCACAAGTCATATACAAATATTGATGCTAATGAACCATTAATAGTGTAATCATTATCAATAGGGTCAATACCAGCTATATATCTATTATCAAAGACTCTTCCTTCTCTATTCTTCTGAGGCATTTCAAATATTTCTATTGCACCATCAGATTTACTACCTCTTACAGAGAAAGGAAAGTCCCTAATAGGAGTTAAATCTAAGTTAGTTTTCCACTCTAAGAATCCCTTTTGATTATAATGTAACTCTCCAACCCAGTGTTCTCCAACAAACCTATCCTTAATAGGCATGATGTCTTCTAACAGATCTCTTAAATCTGCTACAGGATATGCAGAACCCTCACTACGCATGATAGCTTCTTGAGGAGTTATTGGATGCTCAGCTTTCTTTTGCACAATTGCATTAGGATCTGAAGCTCCATATTTTGTTTGTATTCTATCTTGTACAGTATATAATAATGCTCCTATTACATCGCTGTTACCATTCTCGTCATAGTACCCTTTCATGTTTAGGTAGGTACCAAAGAAGAATGCACATCTTCCTTTACCAAATGTATTCTTATCAAACACGTTAGGAATAGATAAGATATTGTAACCTGCAGAGTTATAGAAGATTTCTTCTAATCCCTCAAAGGCCACACCTTCTGTACCACCTGTTCCATAAGCATTCATCAATCCAAAGGCAAATCCATCCTCTTCTACAGATGGTCTAGCAATACCCCAAGCTGTAAGGAAGTTATCGAACTTACCAGCTTCCTCCCATTCAATAAGTGATCCCCTTTTACCCCTTGCTTTCTCAGGGTCATTCTTAAGGGTTACACCCATAACTTCATTTAAGGTTCCTACGTCGGTACCAGACTTAACATCTTTACGCCCCATCTTCCAGGTCATGTCATTTAAGGAATCCTTAATTGATCTGTTGCCCGGGTAACCTGTTGCATGTATTGAGTTAAAATCTGCAATTGCTAAGAACTTATTTAATATACCATCCTTAGTTAAATATTCTTTCTCATTTGCTACTGCATATGATTTAATCTTTTTTCTACTTTTCTCAGTTTCACCTAAGATAAAGTTTCTAGCTAGTTTGGATGCTCCTTTAAATGAGAATCCAGATCCTCTTTTCTTTAGTGTAGCAGTGTGTTTCCCTGCTTGTCTAGCCATTTCTAAGTAATGATAGAACAAATAGTCACCATCATATACATTAGGGAATCCTTCAACCCTATCAGCCATTCTTGAGCCTTCTTCAGCATCCACCTTCAGGATTGGTGTGTAATTCAAATAGAAATAATAGTATCCGGAAATCCACTCCCCATCACTTTCTCTTATCATTCCTTGACGACATCTTATAGCCTCTCTCTTCCAGTGTTTATGGTATTCACTATTAGGATTCCTATTAGGAATAAGCATCGTGTATACGCCGTTTCTTTCGAAATGTATAGCAGCTTCCCTGAAGTAATCCATGTCCTCTAAATAATGAGGATTTGTAATATCTACAATTATTCTACCGTCAGGATCTTTCTTTCTTAACTTAACCTTCGGGTTGGTAGAAGTAAGAGGTCTGAATGGGTTATCCCATCGGTCCAAATCTCCAGCCTTTTTCCTGTCTTTATTAATTAGGTTCTGAACAAACTGAATAGAATCAATAGCTTCAAGCAAGTCTTCCTTGACTTCCTTTGGCATGATACTAAGAACTTGCTCACTTAATTTTGACTGTAAATTATTAAACTCTCTCATTAGATTCCACTATCATCATTAACACCAGTATCTCTATTGGAGTTCTGAGTGTTAATTGCTTTCTCTTTGATAACTTCTTTCTCTACTTCATTAAGAGCTTTTAGTAATTTAGGCATCTTTTCAACGGATGCAACTATCTGTGCTATATTGAACACAGGTTTATTAGTCCTTTTATCTCTTTCATTTGGATCTATATCATCAAGGAACTTACTTATTTTCTGTACGACGTTACGAGTACTTCTCAATAGCTTAGTAGACGTTGTTTCAGATTGTTTCCTGTAATAATCCATAGCCTCACCAATGTATTTGGGTATAATCCAATTTGGATCCATATTCAATACTTGTATTACATTGTCTGATCTCATCTCATCATCTAATTCATAGATATAATCAGATCTATCATCACACATGTAGTACACGTATGATAACTCTTTTAACGCGTTTCTTTTATCTTTGCTTGTATCATTATCCCAAATTTCCTTAAAAGGAGCAAGCTCAAGTGCTTGTGGTGAGAACGTTACAACAAAGTTCTTAATTTCAAATAAATTCATTCCTCTCTGTTTGAATGCAAATATACGAAAAATATTTAAATATTAGGTTATTAAAGAAAATTGTTTTACCTTTGCGGCATGATTATGACACGCTTACATACAGAATTACTGGAACAACCGTTGGAAACAAGGGGGTTACGACTGTATATGTAAGTATAACACATTATATATTAGAAGCCTCTTATTAATTTAAGGGGCTTTTTGCATTTCGAGATGTAGAGGAGCATGGTTTATCTCGCCTGTTTTGGGAACAGGAGCACGTAGGTTCAAATCCTACTATCTCGACAAAATGTTGCGTTCATCTAGTGGTCTAGGATTGTGCCCTTTCACGGCATCCACACGGGTTCAAATCCCGTACGCAATACAAACGTCAGGGTATAGTATGACAAATGAGTAGTAAACGTCAGAGTATACCCTGACAAATTGAAGTGTAGTGTAACGGTAGCACA